GAAGCCTGCCTTCTTGACGGTAAGATTCCAATCAAAATTAGATTCAACGTCAAGAAGGAATTTTCATTCGAAGGCTATACGTTTCTAATCGGGCACTCCATAGGCGATGAAAAGCAGTACTCTGTTGTTGAATCATCTACGGGTGGTAGGGTTTCTGGGTCTTACCGTACTATTGAAGAAGCTAAAACAGAGGCTCTTCTTCTTCTCAAGAGAAAAGGCCTGGAAAAATTGAAAGAAGCTCTTGAAGAGCATCTCAATACGTTCGGCCCACTGGAAAATCTTTTTCCGTGGGATAAGGAGGAATAAATCATGAAAGCAAAGAAAGTGTGGTTCCAAGCGTATTTTCCCGATGGAGCTATGGGAGCTCCCATGAAGTACAGGTTCGAGGTAAAACGTGAATTTACTCACAATGGCTTCACGTTTCTTATCGGTCATCCACCAAAAGACGAGAAGTATTATTCGGTTTATGAATCCTCGACTGGAGCTCTCATAAGCGGCGATTGGTTAAAGATTGCAAATGCCGAAGCCAAAGCTCTCGAAGTGCTTGGCCGATATAGCCAGTCGCAACTGGAAGCTCGGGTCAAATATTGGCTGGAGAAGTACGGCCCAGTAGAAAAGCTCCCTGAGTGGGAGCCGGAAGGAGGTTCCAAATGAAAGCAGTTATCAATGGCAAACTGTACAACACCGAAACAGCAAAATATATCGGTTCTTTTTCGAGCGGAATTCCGCACGATTTAGATGCATATGAAGAATCACTGTATCGGACTCGGAAAGGAGAATTTTTCATTGCTGGAAGCGGAGGCCCCATGAGCAAGTACAGTCGTTCAATCGGCCAGAATGAAATTGCCGGAGGGAGCAGGATAACTCCACTGACTGAAAGAGAAGCCCAAAAGTGGGCAGAAGAATATCTCTCTGCCGAAGAATACATCGAGGCTTTCGGGATGCCGGAGGAGGCTTGAAATGCGCAAAAAACTCAAACGCTTCACGAATATCGGTTGTGTGGTAACTCTCATTATTGGAGTCGTATTGCTTGTCGGGCTGTCTATAGTCACAAGGCAGTACGTAGGGGTCGGAACTGCTGAAATGTTGAACCGTGCGCTCGCGCTTCTTACTGCAGCAGCATTTACCTCGGGTATGCTGGCAGTGTTTACTGCCTTACAGTTCATATTGTAGAGAAAGGAGGAATTCGTATGAAGTATCGGTTAAAAAAGACTGGTGAAGTCTATCATAACTACAAGAGTCTCGAGGACGAGTGGTTGTCGCAAACTGTAGTCGATGGGGAGCTTCGGCTTGTGCCGCCGCTTGACGACTCCATGTATGACCTGCTCCACGAGGTCGAAATCCGACAGAGTGAGTATCCTTGGAACCCTCGAGAAGACAACGAAGGCAATATCACAATGATTGTTTGCTGGCACAGGAATTACAATCTCGGCGACGTGCGTATCACAGATAATGATGACCTCGAGCAGTATGAGGAATCCTATGGGAAGGAAATCCAGGAAGCCAAGAAGTGGGGGCTGTTCTCAAAGGTCTATATCTATGACCACAGCGGAATTGACCTGTCGCTCGGAGACTTCGGAAATTGGCCGGATATTCTTTGGGACGCAGGGCAAGTCGGATTCATGTACGTCAATGTGAAAAAAGCCCTCAATGCCTTCGGGCGCAAGAGAATGACCAAGAAGTTTGCGAAGAAGCTCGAAAAAGTCCTCCAGGAGGAATTCGATGTTTGGAGGAACTACTGTATCGGAGACACCTACGAGGTTCTCGACGTTGACAGCAAAGAGGTCGTGTTCGATGGGACATATGATGAGTGCGACAGCTGGGTCGAAGAGCACGACGATGAATACTATCTTATCCCGGATTTGGAATAAAGGAGGTCTGTTATGACGATTAAAGAAGCTCAAGAAATCTCCAAGAAAACCGTTGATGAGCTCACGGCAGAAATCATCGGTGATAAACCGCATCGGGAGACTCCGCCGAAGCTCCCGCCTGCGCCGGAGCATCGATGGTTTGCACTCGGCTACAAAATTGACGGGCCCGTTGTAAACAGTGACATGTTCCTGGTGACTGGCTATAATGAGCAAATATCCGGTCTCGGCGAAGTATTCGAAGTCATCGATGACCCCGATGACTTGGAGGAATTCCCCGTACAGTTTCTCCCCGTATACAAGCGGGAGGATTTGGAGAAAATCGGCTGGGAGAAAGAGAATCAGCTGTACAAAGAATTCCGCAATGCTCAAGAGGACGCAAAATACAAGAAAGTCCACGCTGAAATTATTCTTACAAAACTCAAGAAGCTCAAGTCCGACTACAAAGATTTGCTCAAGTCGGAGAAGCCGAAATCCCTCATCAAAGACTTACTCCAATTCAAGTATTTCACCGAATTTGAGGATTTCAGTGAAGCCCTGGAAGCTATCGGGTTTGAGGATGTCTGACGGGGGGGGGGGGCAATAGCCCCCCAAAGGAGAAAAACATGCCTGCATTAAGAATGAATCAGTTCGACTTCATTGAGTATGTTCGAAAGAGCGGAAACTTCGAGATGTCGGTGGGTGCTTTGCTGGGAATCTTTGACCACCTGGTTGAAATCGAGGAAAAAACCGGCCAAACTTATTTTGTCGAACCGGATGCAATCTTCGCAACCTATGAAGAAATCACACTCGACGAATGGAACAACCAACATGCTGACAATCAGTTCCCCGATGGCCGTGGACTGAGGGAATATTTGGAAAAGATTGGAAAGTGGGTGAGGGTGCTTGACGATAATCACATACTCATTCATCGGTTCTGAAGAAAGGAGGCAAAAGTGAAACTGCATATTACTGAGCATAAAGATGGGAAGATGGCCGGCTTCCGGTCGATTTCAACCGACAGTCTGTCGAATTCCTTTTGTTCCCGGATGGCTCAGCACTCAGAATTCGTGTGCAGCCATTGCTATGCTCGAAGGCTCGAGGGTTTTCGTGAAAGCCTGGCAGCAAAGCTCGCGTCGAATACCGAGATTCTGACGTCAAGAAAACTCGAGGAAAGCGAAATCCCCAAGATTCTTGACAGGTATTTTCGTTTCGACTCCTTCGGCGAGCTCGCAAACTTGACCCAGCTGGAGAACTACATCAGCATCGCTGAAGCGAATCCGGAGACAACCTTTGCACTTTGGACGAAACGGTCTGACCTCGTAGAATCTATGGGGCCCAAGATTCCGAAGAATTTAGTGATGGTGTATTCGGAACCACTTATAAATCCTTCGGAAGATATGAAAAATGCGTGGGATTATTTTCTGGACTGCGGATTCGATTGGATATTCGCAGTCACAACAGACTCAGCAAAAGTAAATTGCCCTCGAAAGTGTATCGGATGTTTGAGATGTTATCGTAAGCCCCAGCCGGGGGAATCCCGGATTGTCTGGGAGCTATTGCGGAAATAAATTCAAAGGAGGTCAAGGATGGCAGTAAATGATGAAATTATCGCGGCGTGGAATCGACTCCAAATGGCCGGAGGTTGGTCACAAGCGGCTGAAAACCGAGCGACATATCGCTCGCAGGTAGTCGATGACGTGCAATACATCGACTTTCAAGGGTCAGTTGAACGCGCCGACTGGCTGATGGACTTCAACTTCTTCCCGAGAGGTGGTCTCCACGGCGGCTACTTCGAAGCGCTGTTCTCCGTGTTCAACGAGCTCAAGATAACAGCAGGTCTCCCACAAGTCTGGGCGGGGTATTCCTGCGGCGGTGCGTTCGCACTGATTCTGGCTTCGGAAATCGGAGGACTTCTTCGGGAACATATCAAGGTGTTCACGTTTGCTGCTCCTCGAGTTGCATGGAAGAAACCGTTGAATCAATACCCTAACGTGGAAATCCACAATGTCCTCTGCTCCAAGGATATTGTTCCCAGGCTTCCACCGAAGTTCCTCGGTTTCCAGGAGAATATTGGCGACGAGATGACGTTCTATCCCCCGAAAGGAGTAACTTTCATCAGCGGGCATTCCCCGCAAACTTATACTGATTTTGTCGAGAAACTGAAAGCAGGAGGTGAAGCATGAGATATGTAGATTGCGGGCCCAACGACAATCCCGACCCACCGCCGGAGCGTGAGTCTCAAGAAGAACGCGAGCGCAGAGAAGAAGATATGCTCGACGCAGACGATGACCGCCGGTGGCGTGAAATCGAGAAGAGCCTCGATGAAGCACTCGCGGAAATGCGTAAAAGGAGGGTATGATGCCAACATTTAAAGTGATTGATAATTTGACTGGCAAAGAGGCCGATGAGTACACAATCGCAAAAACTGAAGATTGGGCTAAAGGCCTTATGTGGATGGATATAGAGGGCTTTGCGCTTGAAGATGATGGTACGTTACTCTTGGTAGATGAATGTGGCGGGATTGCATACTGCCCATATGACCGGTTCAGTGTCGTTTTCGACGAAGGAGGGACAGTAAATGGATAAAGTATCTTGGATTCAGCGTTTACTCTCGAGGCTAAAGATATGTTTCTCCGCTCCACCGCCGGAGGAAGATGAAAGCCATGCAGAGACCCGCTACCGTGTGGCGCAGATGACGCCAGAAGAATGGCGGAAATATGAGCAGGCCAAACTCAACGAGGCATACAATAAGGAGGCAGAGCAATGAAAGTAGCATTTTACGTCGAAAGTCTGGAACAAATTGATAGTGTAGTCGAGGTATTAGGCAGAGTTATACTCGCCGATTCGACCGAAAAGATTGAGAACGTTCTGGAAAGAGCTGGGATTGGTGAGGGGAGGTGGCCGCTGCGCATAACAGTTCATAAAGCAGAGGAGGTAGAAAAATGATTTGCCCATGGTGCGAAGGTTCGGGAGTTCAGGTATATATCGAACGCCTAGAAGATGGCAGTACAAAGGAATTTTGGAACGAGTGCGAGCACTGCGGCGGCACTGGGGAAATTATATTCTTTGATGAAGCCAACGATGAGGAGTCCGACGATGACACGAATTGAAACATTGAGAAAGAAGAATACCTGGTTAGTGAAAAATGACAGGGAGGCAAACTTCTTTGTCAACAATACTTGTCCTGGACGACTTATAAAGGGGGAGCCGTCGTTTGATTTCGATACTGGGAAAGTATCAAAGAGTGGCCGTGTTACTGGATGCCGTGGAATCACATGTGAGCAATGCTGGAATGAGGAGGTTAAAATTGACTGAAACGGCAAGAGAACCTAGAGATTCGACTCGAGATGACGCCGTGTGGCGGCTACTGACCAACGATAGGTCAAAACCACGGCGAGAAGCACTGAGCGGGCATAATGGCGGCCGGAAGCCGAGAATTGTCTATGTGCAATTCTTCGATGGCCACATCGAGAAATTTGGGGGCTTTCGGGAGGCAGCAGAATACCTCGGCCTCGGACTTGACCGGCTTCGTTTCCTTACGCACAAGCCCCGGGAATTCATTATCCGGGGCCGACATTATCTTGTGTATACTGGCAAGGAGGCAGAAAATTCATGAATCCACAACTTTCCGGATTTATCATTAAATCCCAAGAAAACGATAAATCTCTTATTGTGCCCGAATTGGGGGGTTATGTTTCGTATGCTCCATTCAGAGTTGTTCTTTCTATCGTAAGATGGGACATCGTAGGCCCCTCGAAGAGCGCAGAAGTAGTCCTCGATAAAAGTGCTGTCGACGAGCTTATCCACCTACTCAAAAAAGCCCTGGATACCGATAAAGTAGTCTCGGCATGGAACGTAAAGGATGACGTATGAGTATATTCATCCTCATTCTCCAGATCCCGGTGTGGATCCCGATATACATGGTTTTCAGGAGGTTCATTCATGTTGGATACATCAATTGTCGCTACCGACACGACGACAGATACAGACCCCCCCGTCAGACCAGGGGCATCTAGCTTCGGCTACCACTTCTTCGACGAGTTTCGCTCGTGTCCCCGAAAATGGTATTTCAACTACATTCTCCGTGAGCCCAGGCCTGACAAGACAGCGTTGCTCCTCGGCTCTGCGTGGCATAAAGGCCTTGAGCAGCTGCTGCTCGGGAAACCCGTTGAAGGGGCAGTCTCCGAAGCTCGACAGATTTTTACAGGACCCCAAATCTCTGCAAAAAACTTTGAGATATGGCTCGAGAAAATTGGGCCCTTCTTGCCTGCTGAAGGTAGCCCCATCGCGGTTGAGAAGGAAATTGAATTTCCCCTTCAGCAGCTGAACTTCTCCGTCACTGCTCGGATTGACGGAATCTGGGGCAACTCCTCGGAGAAAATTATCCTCGAGCACAAGACGACTTCGTCTAACGTTACTTACACACTCGACAACCTCGAAAACTCCGACCAACTGACCATGTATCTGTTGGGAGCCCAAAGAATCTATGGCCCAATAAGCTACGCACTGGCCGATGTTACCGTGTTCGACAAGAACAAGCCCGAAACACCGGTCACAATTACTGTCGCAGAACTAACTCGGACGGCTGAAGAAATCGAGCTTTTTGAGGCTGGGCTCGCAGGGACAATCATCGAGATGGAATCCAGGCTCAAGTCTCTGCGGGGAGGAGTCCCGCCGGACGTGCTGTTTCCGAGGTATCCATCAACCTGCGAGAAATTTGGTTGCCCGTATGCTGATATTTGCAGAAACCGACTTCGAGTCGAAAATGTTTCTGAAGGCATCTTGAATGCCTTTCATCTCTCTCCACAGGAGGAATCACAATGATTCTAGGAATCAAAGGGACTCTTACAGTCCCAAATTTTGACCCGCTTATCAGTTCTTACAGCCCAACTGAAGCCAAGACCATGCGGGTCCTGCTCTACGGCGATTCTGGTTCGGGTAAGACGACCTTAGCCGCAACTTCACCGGACCCACTGTTCATCGACACGGATTCTGGGCTCGCCAGCATCCCGAAAAAAGTCGATGTCATCGACCTCTCGGCGGTCTCGAATCCGTTCATGACGGTCGTGGGGATTCTGCAGGCTGCAAAAATGCGGACAGGTCCATTCGACAAAGGAGGCAAGTTTAGCCACATCAAAACGATTGTAATTGACAGTTACACGAGCCTTGTGGACGACTTCTTCCTGCCGGAACTGATGACTGAAGGTTCGCTTTCTGTCATCAGCGACAAGGCCAGTTTCACAGAATACGGCCGGCTCAAAGGCCGTTGCAGCCTTCTGTCCTCGCTTCTCAAGGAAGTCAGCAAAACCTACAACGTCGTCGTGACTGCCCTTGTTGACGAGGAAAAAGACGAGATCACAGGGGCCATCGAGGGCAAGCCGCTGATGACCGGAAAGTATCGGGATAAAATCATGGCTGACTTCGATGAAGTGTACTTTCTGCGGTCCCAAACTGATGCGACACCTTCTGGTCCTCAGACTCGGTTCTTCCTCCATGCCCAGCCGTATCGGTGGTTCCAAGCCAAGACTCGTCTCACGAAACTCACTGTTCTCGAGAATCCGACCTATGAGAAAATCATCGCTGCTCGGAAAATCCAAAAAGCTGAAGCCTCTAGCTTGACATAAGCAAGCCGTAGTGCTATGATTTAGGTATCCCAAGGGGGACCCTGGGTCCCCCAATTCAATCTGGTGGACGACAGCCAAAAGTGTCGTGAAGGAGTTACTATGCTCGTAGACTTAACAGGATTGGACTCGGCTCCCATCTCCAACAACAGTGTGATTGACCCGAATCGTTACATCGGAGTCATCGAGAAAATCGAGGAGGTCACCTCCTCGAAGAAAGGCACACCTGGTATCAACATCGATTATCGGATCGAGAATGGACCCGTTCAAGTCAGCGGGGCCTCGGCAATCGGTCGTCACGTGTTCCAGTCCATCTGGGTTCCCAATGAACCTGGAAAAGGCAGGGACATCGGTCTTTCTCGTGTAGCCCGACTCTTCCATGCGTGTGGTGTTGACAGGACTACCATGGACATCAGCCTCTTGCAGGGAAAGTCAGTGCTCATCACCGTGGGTAAACGCACCTACAATGGAGAAGAGAGCAACGAAGTGACTGACACGAAGCCGGTTCCTTCGGGCATGTAAAATCAGAAACTCCGGGGGGCTTAGAGTCCCCCGGAAAGGAGACCGGATGGAGAATGAAGAAGTTCTTGTAAATCTCTCCCACGATACCGTGGTTATTGGGGGGAAAAGATATATTTCCTTTCCTGCTGCTTCTCGCGCAACAGGTATCGACATCAAAACCCTGAATAACTATACTCTTTATGGGGGAGCAAAAGCGGGTAAGTTGGATTTTGTGACCGTTCTCGGTCACAAATATTTATGTCTCGAGGACCTTGCGGAATACCGCAAGCGCATCCGTAAGTACAAGAGGAGGAACGTCGAATGGCTGGAAAAGGAAAAGTGAAGACGACTGGGACCTACAAAGGCAAGTCAAACAAGCTCGGCTTTGGAGGCCGTGCTGCTCAGCTCAAGGATCAGGGAGTACCCGGAGGGGTCATCGGCAATCTGGCTCGCGCAGCCCAAGCTGCACCCGGTCAGAAGAACTACCACGGCGGCAGCAAGGCTACCAAAAAGCCTTAATGTCGAATGGCTCGAAAATAGCCCTTGGCCCTCTGACGGGGGGGTTGAGTTCAATCGTCCTCATTAGAAGTATTCGCAGGAGGAAAATCTGTGAAAATAGACATCCCAAAAAATCTATGGATTTCGTCGGCAGAGACCGAAATTTTCCATGAAGGCTCGCTCAATGGATTCTACGGCCTCCACCTGACATTCTCCGGCCATCCGCTCGGCTCGACGGAGCTCATGGCCGAGATTCTTGAACCGCTAACAAAAGTAAAACTGCCACGGCGGAAGTTCGTGGTACTCTCCGGCATCTTCAATCCGCAAGACCCGATGTACTCGGTAGCCGTGAAGGCTTTTCAATCGTGGAAATTCTGGGTCATTGCCCAAATCTCCGACGACTCCTTGAGTCTCCCGTGGCTTCACGACGTCAACTGGATTATCCTACAAACCAAGAAGAACTTTATTCCGGTTGCGGTCAACGAAATCTGGTACACTCCTGAAGCCTCGGAAGAAGTGCCCGATGAGCCTCAAGTTCCGAATCCCGAATCGACTCAACTGTTCCTCTCCAAAGGCTACAGTGTCGCCATTTCAACCAAGTTTCTCGTTGAAGCGCGAAATGTCTGGCGAATACTGTAAGACCCAAGGGAGGAAATCGACATGCTTCATATCTCAAAACACGCCAACTGTAAATTTTGTCCCCTTTCCGAAAAGCCTCTTGTCCCCAGCATCCTCAAGCCCGGCTGCAAACTCATTGTAGTCGGTGAGGCTCCCGGGGCCGAAGAGGAATCTCAAGGCCAACCGTTTGTCGGAGCCTCTGGAAGGCTACTGAATTGGGCTTTCTCTCGAGTTAAGATTTTTCGCCCGGCTCTCTCCATTCTCAATGTAGTGAGCTGCCGCCCACCCGACAATGACATCGAGAGCCTGGAAGGGCAGGAAGCCATCAACGCCTGCAGATTCCGCTTTTCCCACGAAATCGACGACCTGGCGAAAGCAGGGGCTACGACTGTCTTGGCACTCGGAGCCACTGCGATGCGAGCCTTCAGCATCGAGGGACCCATCGGGAAAAATCGTGGTTCTGTCTACGAATACGAGACTTTAAGTCACCACAAGCTGAACGTCGTCCCGACCTTCCATCCTTCCGCCATCATGCGCCAGCACTGGAAGCGATCAGGTGGAGGCTCTGCCGACAATGGAGTTCTCTGGCTCTCCGATTTTCAGAAAGCCAAGGAAATCAGTGAGAATGGCTACAGCAAACTCGAGGAGAGATTTATCCTCGAACCCACGGTCGCCGACGTGAAAGCGTTCGTTGACCGGGCCAAAGCGACCAATGCGCTGGTCGCCATCGACATTGAAACCACCGGACTCAACCGATTCTACGCTGACATCGTGGTCATTGGGTTGGCGACATCATCAGAGGATGCGCTCAGCGTGCCACTGCTCACTAAGCATGGGGAGCGCTACTGGTCCTATCCCGATGAGCTGGTGGTGAGAGACCTCCTGAACGACTTGTTCTCCACGTGTGACCTCATGTTTCAGAACTGCTTCTTCGACGTGCCATTTCTCAATGCCCACAACTTCACGGTTCCCTTTGACCGTGTGCGACACGACACGCTCCTTATACACCATACCATCTCTGCCGAGCTCCCGCATAACCTGGGTTCCATCGTTTCAGTGTATGGGAAGACTCCGTATTGGAAGGATGAATTCATCAACCGGAAGACCTCCATTCTCGAGATGGACCAAAAAACCATGCGGACCTACAACCTCAGAGACTGTGTCGTACTTCATCAGATTTTCCCAACCATGTGGGGCGAACTCGTACAAAAAGACCTCGTAGACTTCTACAAAACAGAAGTACAACCCTTGATTGCTCCATTACTCGAGCTGTCTTCGACGGGCGTCGCATTCAACCCCCCCCGTCAGGAGGCCCTGAAACACCTGTTGGAGGCTGAAATCCAGGCGCATCGGCAAAAACTTCGAGAGCTCGGGGGTCTGCCGGAGCCATTCAACTTCGAGTCTGACGAGCACATCAGATGGTTTCTGTTTGGCGTTGAACCCTCAACATTCTCGAAATTGGCTGAATTACCCAAGAAGAAACCCGGCACGAAAGTCTATCGACAGCTTGTCGAGCTTCAGCGTATTCGTGATGAAGTGAGACCGATATTTAGTTTGAAGGGGTGGACTCCGCCAAAGACTGAGACTGGGAAGTTCTCCATCGATGAAGAGAGTCTACTCGCATACCGTATTCAGCTCCATAACCATCTGCCGAAGGACGAAGCTGAAGTCGTGAAACTTCTCGAATGGCTCAATGTGTATAGCGAGTACACTTCGCTGGAGAAAATCTACTCGACCTATACAAAGTATCGGTCCGAAAGTAATGGAAGAATCTACGGGTCCTGGGTCCCGACAGGAACCGTTTCCGGCCGATTAAGTTGTAGAAAACCAAATCTCATGAATCTCGTGAAATCGCGGGATGATGAGAACTCAGACCTCCAGTCGGAAATTCGCCGGATGTTCGTTGCTGCCGATGGATGCAAGCTCATTTCCTGCGACTACGTGAATTTGGAGGCCCAGCTTCTTGCGTTCGAAACCGACGACCGAGAACTCATCGAGGTCTTCGAGAAGGGCCTTAATCTTCATGACCTTAACACGAAGTCAATGTTCCACATTGCTCCAGAAGACTCTCGGTGGAAGCCTGCGCGCCGTGCGGCGAAGATTTTCTTCTTTGGTGGGATCAGCTATGGTGGCGGTGACAAGACTATCTTCGAGAAAGTCTGTCTCGAGGCTCCAGAGCTGCACTTGACGTTTGCCGAGTTCAAGCAGCTCAAAGACAACTGGATGAATGACCACGAAGCCTATCGAAGGTGGCGGGACCGCATCGCGGAGCAAGTGCAAAAGACTCGCACCCTCCGAACAGAGTTTGGGCGGATGCGCCAATTTCTCTCCAATGATGCCAGCATTGTCCGGGAAGCTCTGGACTTTATGATTCAGTCGGCTGGCGCAAGTCTTGTTAACCGAGCCATGATTCGAGTATATCAACGGATTCATGCCGAGGGATTGCGGGCGAAATTTGTACTGCAAATCCATGACCAATTGGTTCTTGAGGCTCCTGACGACGAAGTAGAGCGTGTAGGAAGTATTCTTAAATCCGAGATGGAGCGGCCTTTCCGCTACCACGGAGTCGAGCGAGTTATACCTGCTGAATTAGCTGTGGGGACATCACTTGCTGACGTATAAAAGGAGCATCACATGCCACTTGATTTTGACAAGGTGCTCTCCGTCATGCAAAAGGAGGAATCTCAAGAATCAGGCGAGACTCCTGGACTCCGCAGACCGCGAAAGCGCCAAATCTCCGATTCTTACATCGCAACGACATTTGAGGAATTAGGAACTGAGCCCCCCAAGGCTTTTAGGGAACCGAAAGAAAAGCCCTATACTCCCGATGAAGTCGACAAGCTGTTCGAGGAGAATCCTAGTTTTGTGACCGACTTCATGAATCTCGGCCGAGCTGTCGAGAGTCCTTCCCTGTTTCTTGCGTGGGGCGCATTGTGGACCATTTCTTCTGCACTCAACCGCAATGCGTGGCTGAACTGGTATCCCCGGCCAATGTACCCCAATATCTACACGATTTTTGTCGCAAATGCTGGTGTCTGCAAAAAGTCAACGCCGCTGGATATCGGTTCAGCCCTGCTCATTGAAAGCCAGCAGAATCGCCTCTCCAACCTTGATGAGTTCGCCAATGAGTATCGGATCATTACATCGAAGTCGTCGCCGGAAGGTCTGTTTCTCATGCTGAAACCGGAGGAAAAGTCCTTCCTCGACCCGAAATCCGTTGCTCCTATCAGTGTCACCCACGACAGTAAGGTTGCGATCTGCATCAGTGAGCTGGCGACTTTCCTCGGCAAACAGCAGTACAACACTGGACTCATCAATCTTCTCACTGACCTCTATGACTGCAAAGACGAGGATGCTGAAGTAACCCGGAGCCGGGGCATGGAGAAGCTCACCAACATCTACGTTACGTTGGCAGGAGCTATCACACCTACTGGACTGAGAGAATCAGTTCCCGAGGAAGCTCTGTCTGGTGGGTTCTTGAGCCGCACAATTCCTGTGTATCAGGAGACTCCTTCAAAAATCTACTCTCGGCCCCAACGACTCACCGGCTACCCACAAATCTCTGATATTGCCCCCAAGCTCGCATGGATTGCGAATAATTGCCGAGGGGAGTACACATTTTCCCCAGAAGCTGAGGAAGCCTTCGACAAATGGTATCGGGGTTGGAAAGCCCAAATAATCTCCGATGCCTTGCTGGAGCACGAGAGCCGCAAAGATGTTCACATCCGAAAGGTCTCCATGCTGCTCAGAGTGGCTGACTACTCTGAATCGCATGTGATTGAGAAGAAGCACTTCATGCTGGCCGAGAAGCTGGTGAGTTTTACCTTGCGCCGAGCCAACAAGGTCATCGCTGAGGTGACGACCAGTGAATTCATCCGACAGCTGGAATCCGTCGAAGAATTCATCCAGAAGCGGCACACCGTCAGCCGAAAGGAACTCGTGTCCAGATTTAGCCGGAACATCCGAGTCGACGAGCTCAACCTCATGCTGACCCAGCTGAAGCAGGCTGAGATCATCCGCATCACGCTTGACAAGCAGGAACTCAATGCTCCTTCCAGCGTAGGCCGGGAGCTGTACAGCTACTCTAGCCACGAGATTCTCCCACCAGAGGAGGTTGTATTTTGATACCCCACACGACCAAAGAAATCCGAAAAACCTACGAGCAGTATCGCACCGTTAGAAAAACTGCTGAAGTCCTCGGGATCAGCCGGTCCACCGTCAAGCGCAGACTCCACGGAACTCCGAAGCCTCGAGGTCGGCCGCCAGTTCCTCTCGCCATGAAAAAGTCTTGGCATACAAAAGCGTATGAATGGTTTATGGCCCACCAGACTGAGCCCCCGCTACCCCATTCACCGACTGAAATCGCCAAGCTCTCCGGATTCAAGGTGTATCAAATATCATACATCTTAAAGTTGCGAAAGCAAATCTTCTCTGAGAAACTCTCCCAGCTACCCAACCTCCGGAACCTTGACCTCATACTCGTAGACACCTTGGGCCGCCAATTCTCCACCCGTGCAGTCACCTCATACACATTCAGCAAGCCAAGTCCTTACGACGGCTCGGTCACGATATGGTGTCTGACGGGGGGGGTGAAGTTGCAGACAGTGAAAACGACGCTCAGCGAGCTTGAGAAGAAGATTGATACTTTGTTGAGAACAGAGGATTAAAGTCGGGTGTAAATGGCTCCTTGAGCATTGGGGCCCCGAGGAACTCCACGAAACTGTTGTCCTTAATTCCCTTAGCCATGTAATCGAGTTGGACTCCACCTGGCATCAAGAGCCTTGGGATATTGAAGCCTCGACCAGGAACCCACCATCCGAAGTTTCTCCAGAGGTTGACTTTTGCCATATCGGACTCCGGTCCTGACCCGAGAGCCTGTGTTGCGTCGAACATCGTCGACCACAAAGGACCTCCATTGAAGCTCATGGAGTCAATGAGGTTGAACCCGCTGAAGTTCATCCCGAGAGCCTTGAACCCCATGTCGAGGGAATTGAAGGCAAACGCCAATCGCGCAGCAGTCATCAACCGGTCCGACAAAGGCCCGACCGACATGAATCGACGATACAAGTCAATCTGATTTATGTTGTAGACTCCAAATTTTCCGAACATTCGCCCAAAGAACCCCGTGGAAATTCGAGCCCGATTTTCCCGGGAAAAGTCACCCATGAGAAGGCCGATGTTAGTAGCTGCAGCGAGGTTCCGAGCAGCATCAGTTTTCCCCTCCTGCACGAGATTCCAGATGGGTGCAAACTCCGAATCCCGAAGATAATTGAGTCTCGCAATATCCCGGAACTGTGAAACATCGGAAAGATGCCCTGCTTTCAGTTGATCCAGTGCAGTATCGAAGGCGTTATCGGAGCTCATACCCGCAATGACTCGTGAGTATAACTCAGAAGTCTGAGTGAATCGCATGAGTTTGTCGGTGAATTTTGCTCCCGAATTACCAGTAACTTCAGCCAAGTCGGTCCACAATCGGTCAGTCAAGAGCCCACGTTGGATAAACTCCTCGATTTTATCCACCGAGTAATCGTTGACTGCCTGGAGAAAATGCTGCCTGAACACTGGATACACGTTGGTGTAGGCTTGAAGAGAGTTTCTCCAGCCTGCCATTGGCCTAAATCCCAAGACTGCATTGGTCATCACATTGCTTGCACTGCTCGCAAGATCGGTCGTTGGGACATTGTTGAAACTATCCTGCAGTTGCTGAGAGAATTTTCCGTCACCAAAGAATCCTACTGCCTGCTTCATGGCGTTCGCCGTCATCGTCGAAACCTTCAAAGAAAGATTCGCAAACTCCTGTGTTGTGGGATCAGGAATCGCCATCAAGATTGAGTAGTAGCCGGCGAGTGATTGCTTTAGATTCTCCGAGATTGCAGGATTGGTGGCATTGTCAGCCATCCAAGTAGCAAGACGGTTGAGTGGAGCGCCCACGAATCTTTCTCGGAAGCCCTTGTCGATATAGTAGTTGAGCATGGAGTAGATGTTGTGGTCGTTATGCGCATTGAGGAAGGCATCCATCCTCAAGTTTCTCGAGATGAACTTGTAGCCTTCAGCGTCTGGGCTGAGGTTCGGGAATAGCCGAGCCATCTTCTCGTCGATGCTTGCACCGGTCAATGCCACCAGCTCATTGACGTCATTCACATTTCTGAAGTGAGGTACAGTATTCTCGAAGAATCCTGTGAGGTCGATCCCGAATTCCCTACCGAGGGCAGTAATGAGATTCTTAGTTGCACGAAGTTTGGAGATATCCAGCGGCGACAGCTCAAATCCTGGGTCGTCCATGTAGGACTTTGCTGCTTGTGCCCAATCAGCTTCTGGAACTTGTGCCAGCCACCCATAGAGCTTGAGCTGCTCGGGGCCCATCAGATGCCCATTCTCATCGGAATAAATTTGTCCGAGCAGCTCCGTCATTGTCTGCTTCTGGCGTTCAAATAGTCTCGAACCAATTTTAATGTCTTGAATTATTGGGCTGAGTTCTTGTGGTCCCCCGTTGTCGATGGACTTCATGATGAAATTGGTTCTCGGCATAATGTAGTAGTCGATGTACTCAGACAGTTTGGTTTTTTGAAGAATCTTGGCTCCATCAGTGATGGCCTTCCCAGTATCAGGGTCAATAAGTGGGTTGACTTTCGAAGGATCAAACTTCATCTGGCTCGCAATCTGTGCAACTGTTTGTTGCATGGGATCCTCCACCCCCCCGTCAGACAACTTGAGCAGGTCGTCGACGCCTGGGTTATTGGGGATCATGAACAACAGTCCCTGGAGTTCTTCCTGTGAGCGTAGAAGCCAAGTATGCTGACCATCGCCGGCAGCTATCATTCCACCAGGAGCTGGAGAAAGCCGGATACCTTTCCGTGCGGCAGCTTTCTCGGCTTCCTGGCCAGCTGTGCTCATTCTTAACAGAGCCTGCTTCATCTCGTCAAACGTCTCGAAAACTTGCGTATCGTTGAGAGAGGGGATATCGATGACGTATCTTCCGTTGTCCACCGCATGAGCCTTCACCACAGTTCCGTCGGAGAGAGTCTGCTTGAAGATTTTTCCGACTGGGATATCAGGCTGAGAAAAATCCTTGATTGCAGACAACATCTCTGCTGGAGTTCCCGAAGTCATGGTGTTGGCGAAAACAATTCGCCCGTCTGCATTGACGATGGTCGGTGGCAGGAGATTCGTTGGGAGAGCTTTCAGATTCCCTGAGAAAATCACATCATCGAGAGTATTGTAGGACCCAACGATTCGCCCATTCCTATTGCGGAGGATGTATGCAGCTTCATCAGTCACGGGGTTCTTCTCGACCTTGAGAATGAGTCCTGCTTGGCGCCCGAGAGCCTCGGAAACATCATCGAGCCCAATTTTCCCTTCAACATACATTGAATCCCACAAGACTGCTGAAGCATCGTCGAGACTTTGAAGCTGGATGGGCTTCCCTCCAAGCGTCAGTACATACCTATTGTCGGGCGTCATCTGGAAACTTCCATATGGGTCGATATTCTTCACCGCAGCTTCGACGGCATCGAGGTTGGCTTCCGGGAATACATTTGCCGGTTTTGCAATGCTGTCTAGGAGGCTCTTCATCATCTCCTGAGTTTGTGGAGTAGTGATTTCATCGGGGATGAAGAGTTTCCCCTGCTTGAAGGCTCCTTGTGCATACTGATTGGCGAACTCGTCCTCTGGGACTATACCCTCGAAACTGAGATTAGAACCCGTCTGGTCTATCATGTTCTTCGCCAACTTTGCCAGAGCCTCGGGCTCGTAGGATTTTGTGTTCGCGATGACATTCTGCGCCATTGTTGCGACGTGAGCTACCGGGAGGTCGTCGAGGCCTAGATTAGTACCAATCAGCCGAGTTACCTTGACTTCCTCATTCCAACCCCGAATCACGTCGTCAAGTGTATCGAGACGATTGGGCAGATTGGCCTTGATGAAACTGAAGGCTTCGGCAAAGTTGTCAAATGGCTGCCCGACATTTTCCCCATCTCGTATAAGCTGGACGGCTTTTACCCCGCCATTGGCATCGGGGATTAGCTTGGTGTCGAAGCCAGCAGATTTCGCGAGAATTTGGAAGCCGTCCGCAGACGCCGGGTCATATGGGTTAAGGTGGGTGTACGTATAGCCTTTGGCGATGGCATCGACGATTTCGTTCTGCTGCTCCTTGCTCGCTGAATCAAAGACTTCTTGCGGGATACTCCCATCGGCGAAGGAGTGGAAGATATTGATGGAGGTTTGGGGGTCAGTTGCCTTCTCCAGAGTGTCTGCGACTGCTTTTGCATCGTCAACAGACTTCATCACAGGAGTCTTAAACAGGACTGTTCGAAGGGGCTTAATCGCAATATTCCATGCGTCCCGGAAGAGTTGACCCGCAAGGTCATACGCTACACCTTGGCCGAAGCTCGAAGCAACACCTCCCCAGAACTTCGAGGGTCCATACAACTGCCCTTCCTCCATGAGTTGGGGGAATGCTCGAGCAACACTAACGACGCCCTGCACTCCCGATGAAATCATCCTCGGAACAGTGGAACCGTAGAAAACCTGCGCAGCCTGAGAAATGCCTTTCTCTGCTGCCAGGTCACCCACCTTTTCCCAAACACCCCTGAGGAGGCCGCCGCTTTCCGGGCCCATCCCACCCAGCAATGCAGTCAGGGCGATATTTTCCGCCATTCCCACGCCGAGGCCAGTGAGATCGGCGTATTCCTGGGCATCTTGGGCTGCATTTTTCGACATCTTGGAGGTGAGCATTTCCGAGAGCTTGGCGTAGTCGTCGGTGTGGAAGGGGATCTCATTGAAAACTTGGGCATCGGGGTTGAAGAGTTTCTCGACGGCATCCTTGCCCCCGAGGATTGCTTTCGCCACGAGGCTCTCGGTGAGTGCACGATTTTTCACAATCCATGCAGTCGCTTCTTTCTGCGCCGAGGTGTCCCCATTATCAAGGCGCTCAGCCAGCCAGAGCGCTCGCTTCATGTCTGCTTGCTCTGACGGGGGGGTTTGTCCTGCGTCAAATGCCTGCCGTTCCTCGTCAGTCAGAGTCCCATCGAAGTTCGGAGAGACGGGTTTCAGCCCGATGACGGTATTTTTCCAGATGGATTGAAGGGCAGCCTGTTTGTCTTGAGGATTGAGTGCAAGGAAATCTGGGTCTTTCGCGAGGTAGCTCTGTAGTACCCCTGCAACCGCCTGCTGCTGCTCTCCATAAGAAAGTTTCTGGTATTGGGGGTCAGCCTTCATTTGGGTGAAAGCAGTCTGAAAATCCATTCCTCAACCTCACTTGCTGTATTGTTTTATGAGCTTATCCACCGCAGCATCCGTCCCTGTAGTTTGACCTGTCTGAGTTGCAGGAAGTTGCTGATTCGTAATAACACCAAGTTGGGACCCTAAACCGAGGAAACCACCTCTCTCCTTCACAAGTTGTACTAGCGGTTTGATATCAACGCCTGAAACACCGGAAATCATCTTCGCAATGGATTCGACAAAAGGAGTAACTGAAGCCGAGAATGCAGTATTATTCTCAAGAGAGACCTTTGGGTTGCTCGCAAGAGTTGCTTGGGCATCAACTACATGTGTGATGGACCCAATCAAAGCTGCTACGAGCTGCATCTTCTGGTTCTCAATTGCTGTTTGAGTCTGGGCCAGGGCAATGTTATTCTGAACCGCGAGGCGCTCACCTTCAAGCTGTGCTCGGGCAAGGTTCAACAGAATCTCATTCTCAGTGTTCACGGTAGTAGCAGCATTATGGCCGTAGAGCATCTCAGCTTGCGTGGAACTCATGTTGTCAAAGAAAGTGTTGGCCTTCTTCACAAGGTCAATGCGCTCAGCGGGGCTGAGTTGGTTCCACACAGCGTTTGACCAGCTATTGGCAACGATAGCTGCTCGGTCAATCTTGGCCTTATCAAGTGCGGTCAGTTCAGTCTGCGGGCTCTGGATGAATTTATTCAGAGTATCAATAGCTTGCTGGAAGATATTCTGGCTCTGGGGAATAGGGGGAGGATTGGCATTTTTGCTGACTTGGAGCTGCTTGATTTCATCAACTCTCCGAGAATCTAGACCCGTGAAAAAGCCTTGGATCGCAGTCTCTGCTTTTGCAGTATCTCGGAGCGTCATGTTAGCTACGGCAGCTTCCCCAGGCTGCGAAGGAGGAATCTCCCCAGAAGCAATCCCAGATGCCCCGGCAGCAGTATTTGCTAGATGAGGTGCAGATGCTTTTGCCGCTGCAGCCTGGATTCCCGGCGGGATTCCAGTTTGTGTCGGAGTTGCAGGGGGTTGAAGTGCAGGGCTCTCCGGAGGTTGGGTTTTTGCAGGAACTTTTGGAGCAGGAGCTGGCGGAGGACCCATTCCAGGAGACTGAGTTGTAGAAGGCTGAGTTGTAGAAGCTGGGCTGGTATCCCCAGCCCCCGGGAAGGAACCCACCCCCCGCGGTCCAGTATCCGTCATCGTCGTAGTGCCGGCAAGTTGCCCCGAACCTTGCCCCAAGAGCCCCTTTTCGAATTCTGCATACTGAGAATTTTGGTCCCCGACGGGAGCCTGACTCTGGGATTTCCAGTAATCAGGAATCAGAGGTTCAGGAATCTCATAGAGAGGCACATCGAGGGTACCTTTTGCAGCACCAATAGCCTTTTCAGCTCGAGAGCGGATGTTTGCTTCGTCAGCCGGGGAGAGTACAAAACCTCGAGCTTTGTAGTACTGTGCAACATCATCGGCAGAACTTAGAGGAATGAGATACCCAGCTTTCATCAAAGCTAAGGTAATGTCCGGTTTCGAAGTAATACTCTGAATAAAGGATTTCATGTCAGGGTCATTCCCAAACTGAAATCCAGCTACCGTCTGACCTTGGAGTTGCTTAAAACTAGTTCCAGGCGCAGTGACCCATGCGACACCATTTTTCCCAAAAGCCAAATCCTTTGGGTTCGATTCTCCTGTGGAGAGGTCAATTGCAGTATTCCCGCTATCCCATGCGTCAGAACCAGGGCGTGCCGCATACATTACAACATCTTTTGCCGAAAGTGGAACAGCAGGTTTCTGACCACCACCACCGCCTGCTTGCCCATTTTTTCCATTCCCTGCTCCATTCGACATCGCAACTATCTGCCAAGAATCTGGACCGACATTGTTTTTTGCGGCCTGCTCCATCTGTGCTCTTCGCAGCTGAGGATCAAGTGGAACTCCGCTGTTACTATCTTTTTGCATCAAATATTGTGCTCGAGCATTCCAATTTGCTTTGGCAGCTGCTACTTCTTGGTCAGTCATTGGAGCCAATTTGACATACGTTACACCCCCAGTATCTTGGGGATTCACAAGAGTAGGAGAAGGTTTGGTCGCTCCAGAAGGAGGTGCTACACTCGGAGCAGAAGAAGCTGAGGGAGTCTGCCGGTAATTAGCCGGCATTTTTATGCCGCTATAGATATTTCCTGCTGCGGAATCAGGATTCCCAGGTTGTGGCTGAGGTTGTGGAGCTGGAGGTGCACTGGGTTGGGCAGCAGATGCTGGAGGTACTTGAGCTTGTGCGGCAGCTTGTGCGGAAGGCTGGAAATTTTGAGCAGCTATAGCCTGAGGTTGAGTCCTGGGGAACTCGTACTGGAAATTCTGGGCAGCTGCATCCTGAGGTCGATCCTGAGGATATGGCATAGGTTGAGGAGGATTTTGGGTGTAGTATTGCTGTTGGGCTTCATTCTGAGCCCGCATCCGTGCGACAATATCAGGAGGAATATAAGGAGCCTGCTGTTGTGGGGCAAAGGCATCCTGCTGCCCGAGTGCTTGCGGCATGGATGTATAATTTGATGAAGGGGGTCGGTTCGACTCAGGTTGTGGGGTTGGGGTTGTGCCTGCAGGAGTAGCTCCCGGTAGAACAGTTTGCGGAGCAGTCTGGGACTGAGGGAAAGCCTGCGGGTTATTCGATGAGCCCCCTGAATCTGAGGAATAAAAATTTCCGTGATAATCAGGAGGTCCTTTATATGTAGATCCCCCAGCATTGCCCCCATTGGGGGACCCCAAGGTTGGACCACTTGTCCCTGGTCCGGTTTCTGCACCAGTTCCCGTGCCGGTTTTTCCACCTTGTCCGCCTCCAGTTCCAGGATTTGGATTAGAAGGGCTCGCAGTATTTTTGCCGGAAGTTTGCGACCCCGTGGAAGGGGTAGGTTGAGTTGGCTGTGGGGGGGGAGCCTCGCTGCCTGTTTCTCCTTCATGGTGGAGTACCCAATTCATCTCGCTGGCAGTAGAGATTGAACTCTGAGCATCCAGCATCATCTTGTTGGTTGCATCCTCGTAATAGGAATCAGGGCGGCCGGAGATCCCACTTGCTACATCCAAATTCTTTAGGAGGCCCTTCAAAACAGGTGCTGCAAACCCATTCTCAAGAACCATTGCAGGAGAATATCCCTCTTGGCCGTAGACGTCGAAGATGGTTTTGAGAGAATTAAGTTGCTCAGCAGCAGTCTGAGCTGCGTACAATCTTCGATTATTTTCTGAGTTTTTGGCAGCAACCATCACGTCGCCGATATTCTTCCCAATGGCTGCGAGGAACTGCGGAGTATTATCCTGCTGGTCAACGACGTTCGCTCTTAATGCTGTGGGCATTTAATCCCTCCTTATTTATAAATTGCCGCAGCTGCTACCGGGGCTATTCCGCCAAGCACACCGCCAAGCTGTTCAAGGAAGCTCGGGGTTCTTGCGTAGGTCGGGGTGTAGTAGGCTGCGTCATTGAACTGAGTACCGAGGCCTGCGGCATTTCCGTACAGCCCGCCATACAAATTCGCCAGATTTCCGTAGCCTTGTGCAGCATTCCCAAGTCCATTGAGATACATATTCTGCATCTGTTCGCCATAGCCTGCGAGTGCATTCCCTGCGTTAAACCCAAGCTGCTGCTGCTGCCCGGCAAAGTTCATCCCAAGCTGCTGGCCCTGCAATCCCGCATTTACGGCGTTGTTGTATGCAGATTGCTGAAGTGCAGACAGTTGGGTTCCAAGTTGCTGACCTTGCATGTTGAGTTGCCCAGCATTGGTGAGCCCCGTCTGCTGCATTCCGAGCAGATTTGAACCAAGCTGCTGCCCCTGCAGATTCAACTGCCCGGCGTTGTTAAGCGCCGATTGCTGAAGTCCTGACAATTGAGCTCCAAGCTGCTGCCCTTGAAGATTGAGTTGCCCAGCATTCGTTAACCCTGCCTGCTGTGTGTTAAGAAGATTTGCTCCGAGCTGCTGACCTTGCAACTGTGCATTCACACCGTTATTCATTGCAGCTTGCTGAAGAGCCGATAGCTGAGCACCAAGTTGCTGCCCCTGGAGATCGAGTTGCCCAGCGTTATTCACCCCAGAAAGTTGGGCATTGAGCAAATTCGCTCCAAGCTGCTGTCCGGCCTGAGTTGCCCCAACTCCTGAAGTAAGCCCACTCAGCTGCTGGTTAAGCAGATTGGCTCCGATATTCTGCTGATTGAGGCCATTCTGTGCCAACTGCGCCATACCTGCACCCGCAGCTCCAAGCTGTGAAGCCTGCTGACCCATCCCCGAAAGCCCAAGTTGTGCCGAATTGAGTAGCGCATTATTGGCATTGGAATACCCGACTCCCGTGAGACTCCCCACCGCATTCCCCATTGCTTGCTGCTGTGCGGCAAGGTAGTTGGCCCGAGTATTCGCAAGCTGTGTCTCAGCATTGAGAATTGGGTTCGCTGTAGCTTCTGTCATCGATTTTACCGCTGCGCCGGTATTCAGGAGTCCTGCATTCGCTAGTTGCCCCGCAGCCTGCCTTCTAGCTTCATCGGCTGCCGCAGTTGCTTGCTGACGAGTAGATTGGTAGACTCCGGAGAGAGCCTGGTCTGCCTGCCGATTCGCCAGTTGTGCAATTCCTTGCTGCTGACTCAGGAAGCTGTTGGCCGCAGCTTCCGGCGACAAATTCTTTGTTGCTTGAAGCGCTGTGTTGTACAATCCTCGACTTCCTGTCATCTGATTCACGAAGTTGTTTATATTTCCCGTATTCCCGAGCGCACTATAAATATCCCCCGCATTTCGCCCATACATTCCAGCTTGTACTGCACCCTGCCCGAGTAGTGAATTCCCCTGCTGACCAATATTCTGTGCAGCATTGAGGATCGCTTGCCCTTGCTGGTTATTCATCATCTGATCCCCATAATTCCCAAGTTTCGCAGCTTGTTGCGTAACAGCAGCTCCGAAATTGTTGTTATAGAGTGCATTTGCCTGCTGTCCGTACTGACTTGCAAGATTTTGGAGTCCCTGTCCAAGCTGGTTATTCATCATCTGATTCGCATAATTCCCCACTCCAGCAGCTTGTCGGGTCAGCGCATTCCCAAAGTTGTTGTTGTACATCGAATTAGCTTGCTGACCCAATCCATTTGCGAGATTCTGCAAGTCCGCACCCTGCCTGGAGTTCATCAGCTGATTCCCATAAACTCCCAACCCCGCAGCCTGTTGCGATATCGCATTCCCAAAGTTGTTGTTGTACATGGAGTTTGCCTGATGACCATATTGGTCCGCAAGATTTTGTAAGCCTTGACCCTGCTGACCGCTCAGTATCTGTGAAATCAAGTTGTTGTACTGCCCAGCGGAGCTCAGCAAACTCTGCAATCCGCTAGCTCCGGCATTCAGATACCCTCCTGCCAAGTATCCAGTATTACCTGCTGCTGTTTTAAGCGCACCATAGTCTACACCTGCCAAGCCTCCGTAAGTCCCCAGATCACTCCTCGTACCCGCGAACATCTGGTTGAGATTCTGACTCCATGCAGCATTAGCAGCCTGATTGAGCATCTGGACGTCATTGATATTCCCGATTCGCTTGTAATCCATATTTTGGGGTGTCATCCCATTACCCAGGAGCCCATTGCCACCACCACCACCACCTCCGCCACTCTGTTGATTCGTGCTTATACCGCCGTAATTACTATCTTCGATATGGGGTCTTTCAGAAGGAGATGGAGTTTGGGCATAATTCTGCCGGTCGTATGCGTTGAAATAAGGATTTCCAAATCCATTTGTTGGGGGTGCCTCAAAATTGTTTTCCTGAAAATCTAATCCACCAGGTCTCATAATTATTCTTCCTCCTTAATTCACCCGCAGCGTGCCACGCTGCTGCTCAATCCCACGAGCACGGATCCGTGCAGTGAGCTCCAATATCGTCCACGGTGCACATGCTGCCGTGGTCCCATAACTCACGCTACCTGTAGATATTCTAAACCGAATTGTCGGCCCTGTCATCCGGAAAGTAATTGCATCCTCGTCATCATCTGCGTCGATTCTCAGCATCCCGAGATACCGCCACATTTTACCACGATTCGTGGAACCCTCGACTCTGAACTTCACCGTCGTGGTTCTCGTGGAGTCTGGGTCATCCATCAGCCTTAACCCTAGACTCATGACCGACTTGTCAGTATCCGGCAACCCAAAGTCCATATCCTGTGTTTCCAGCACTGACTCTATTGCCTTTGCCGCCATCACACCCCCCCCGTCAGGCAACACGTGCTGGGCGGCTGTTGAGTCGTACTTCAGCAGATTTCCGTAGACATCGAACGCATACACAGTCAGCGGGGAAATCTGCCCCTGCAGCACCGAAATTGGAAGCTCAGCGTAAGGGTTGTTCTCAATCGTCCACGTCGGATCCACGTCATCAAAATGTAACTGCTGGGTGTAATCCGTGACCGATAAAGACCGAATGTCTACGCTGTCCGCCGAGGACCACGCATCCGGCTTGTAGCTCCAGAACCACAGTGCCAGTGTCTGCCCGGTCTCAGTCGAAGTGAGGATCATCACCCGAGAGTTGAGCACGTCAGTCTTCGCAATAATTGCCCTCTGGTTAACTGCAGAGTTAAGAAGACTCGAAGCAACTGCTGAACCAACTCGATTGAGCTGGGGTCCGGTGTTCTTCGGGTTCGTAAAGAAGTACACATCATCTGAAGCTACAAACAGTATCCCATTCGGCAACGGAGTCACAGCCCTCGGACCTGTAGGTACTGCCCCGCCAGTCTGTACTTCTCGGAAAGCATACGGGATATCAACATCCTCGGTTTCCTCGCCGACATACAGCGCGTCCTCAGTGAAGGCCATGATGATGTCACCATTCGCCGCAAGACTCACGCCGACGCCCGGCTTTGCCGCCAAATCCTGGTAGTTCGCAGCAGCGGAAGTCTCCCAGTTCAGGACCTCCGACCATCTCACCCGCTGCTGCACTTGCCCTGGCGGCGAGCTCTCGACCGTATTCAAGAAGAACAGTCTATCCTTGAAGTTGACGATGGACTTCGCCGTCCAGAGTATGGCTGACGGGGGGGTGGAAATATCCTGCATTATAAACCCACTCACAAATTCCCCGTCGAACTTAAACACCATCGGGGTGTAGCCATCCACGAAATACAGTTTGTTCCGCCCGATAGTCCAACTGATGATGTCTTCGGCGGGAGTTGTAAACGGCTTGATGAAATAGACGCTGCCAGTGGGAGCAACTATCCAATTTCGATTCACAAGTATGGTAGTCTTGTCAGTTCCTACATCATACGTAATATTGCTGATGAGGTAGTATTCCGAGCCATCATAAAGGCAATCACCGTTGGTGATTAGGTCGGTTGAGAGATTTCCTGCAAATACTGCAGTATTCGCAGTCGTGGAGACAATGGTGTAGACTTTCTTCCAATAAACTGGTTTGTAGCCGGAAGTCTGGTCCACGGTGTAGAGCGCCCGATTGGTGATGACAACCCCAACCGAACTCCCATCGGCCCTGAACAAGTTAACCATCTCCTGGACTCGCTCACCGAGCCTCCGTTCAGCCCGGTCAGCTGAGTTCCCAAAGACCATCGGGACTGGAACGCTTTTCCCACCAATAATCATCGCAGGAGCCCATCCACCTTGGCGCTCCAGACCTCGAAGTGTAACTTCGTAGCCGCTGGCCCTTAGGGCAGACCCAAGCTCCGCAAGGGCACTTGAGCCTTCGGTCACGACACCTTTGGTGAGAGGCCGGATAGCCAGAGTATCAGGAGTTTGAGGAGGCTGCCACAGTGGAGTCCCGGTATCTGCCACGGTTAAAACCCTCCCAATAATTTAATTACAAGGACTGTCAGACTTGTTATCGTCGATATTTCCAGTAGTTGTATTGTCCTTTTTTGCTTCACACTCTGTGCGTTCCAGTAAGTCTCGGAGGCCTGATACTTCTCCTTCCAGCTCTCGGCCTCGATCTTCGAGAGATTCAGTGCTTTTTCCCACTCCGTCCGACTGGCTTCTTGCTGCTGCTTCAGCATCTCTATTTGCTTGTTCGAGAGCTGAATCTGCCCCGCTAGGCTGTCCACTCGCTGGCGGATTTCCACCCACGTTGCCCACGGGATTGTGATGGTTGGCGGGTTTTCTTCGGCCCACAAGGAAGCCGATGACAGC